CCAGATGCAACAGGATGCGTGCGAGCAATTGATATTGACGCTCGGCTTTCTGACGACAAAGGGCTTTCAACATATTTGGCAGATCAGATTAGATCCTATGGGAAAACTAGTGGGCGCATCAGTTATGTAATACATCAAAGCCGTATTGCATCGCCTTTACTTGGTTGGCGTTGGCGTAAATACAAAGGCAATCCTCATAATCATCATATCCATGTATCTTTCAAAAAAGATCAAGATAACAATTCAGCGTTCTTTAATATCCCACTACTAGGAGGCAAGTAATGAAACTATCAAAGAAACACAAAGCAGCAATCAAGTCATATCTAAGAGCTGTTGCAGCTTCCGGTATTACTGTCCTGTTAGCGATTGCAGCCGATATCCGACCAGAGTATGCAATTCTGCTTGGTTCAATAGTTGCACCTGTTGCTAAAGCAATTGATCCCAGTTCAGGCAAAGAAGCTGATTATGGACTTAATGCGAAATGACACCGAACGAATGGGTTGGTTTAAGCGTTGGCGTATGCGCCGTATTAACAAGTTTATTGCTGGTTCTGCGCTTCGTTATTAAATCTTACCTGCAAGAACTCAAGCCTAATGGTGGCTCAAGCATGAAGGATCAATTGAACAGATTAGAAACGCGTGTTGATGATCTGTTTATCTTAATCAGTAAGCGATAATTTATTTTATGGCGAACACACGAAAACCTATCAAACGCAAAAAGATCAATCGTCGAGTCGTTCGCCAAACTCCTGAACCATTATCAAAAATGGATCAACACTACTTGGCATTACATACCTGCTATACAGCTGCAAGAAAAGCAGGTTTTACGCCTGAGCACGCATTCTGGTTAATGACCGAGCATAAAACATTTCCAAATTGGATCGTAGGCGATGGTGGGATTATTCCTTCCATAGATCCAACTGACGATGAGGATGACGATTAAGCGATATTTAGTTATCAGCGATCTTCAAATCCCATACCCTCATGAAGCAGCAGTTAAGAATGTCATTAAACTTGCAAGACGCGAAAAGTTTGACAGCGTTCTATGTGTTGGCGATGAGATTGACTTTCAAACCATTTCTCGATGGGCTGAGAAAACACCTTTGGCTTATCAACAAACTCTTGATGAAGATCGCACAACTACTCAAGAGATTCTTTGGGCATTAACTGAAAATGCTAAAGAGGCTCATATTGTCCGCAGTAATCATACTGATCGCCTTTATAACACTCTCTTAAAAGTGCCGGGCTTGATCAGCCTTCCAGAATTACAATATGCAAAGTTTATGGATTTCGATAATCTAGGCATCACTTTCCATAAGACATTCTACGAATTTGAAAAGGGCTGGATTTTGGCTCATGGGGATGAAGGCAACTCAAATCCTAATGCTGGCATAACTGCCTTAAATCTTGCTCGCAAGGCTGGTAAGAGCGTTGTTTGTGGACACACCCATAAGTTGGGCATGAGTGCCTTCTCAGAGGGCTTAGGAGGCCATTACAGGCCTTTATATGGCATTGAGGTAGGAAACCTTATGAATAAGGCAAAAGCCTCTTATACGAAAGGCTTAGCCAATTGGCAGATGGGTATCGCAATCCTTGAATGGAATGGGAAAAACATGACCCCAACTCTAATTCCTATTAACAAAGATGGCAGTTTCACAGCTCTTGGAAAGTCGTATGGGGTTTGAAACAGACTATAAGCACCGCACGATTGATGACCATATCGATGATCTTGAGGATATTGGCGTTATCTAATCGTTATACAACACGCCGAAAGTAGGTAACCGAAGGTCATTGCTTTAGGTCATACTTTATGTATGCACAGATCGCCTGTGTATATGTAGGGAGCGACATGATAGAAACAACAGCACCATGGATAGTGCTTTACAGCGTGTTTGGTTACTTCATTGTTTGGGGCGTTTACTCAACAATCAAAGATAACGCCTTCCAGTCAGGTTACTGGAAAGGTCGTAAAGATGGTTACGACATGCACCGCAGGATTACAGATGCCAAGCGAGATCAAGTATTTGATTATGACAAAAACTGAAAGCCTGTTTGATGAGGTCATTACTACAATCCAACAGCGCGGAAGTGTCTATGGACATCCATACTATAACCACAAAAGAATTGCGGGCTTATGGACTGCTTATCTCGATTTCCCAATCACACCACACCAAGCTGCTTTATGTATGGCGTTGGTCAAGGTTTCTAGGCTTAGTGAAACCCCAGATCATTACGACAGTATCAAAGACTTTATTGCCTATGGATCTGTCTATAAAACTGTGCTTGATGCAGTCCAAGATGAAAACTGGGAGGACTAATTAATGGCTTTTAACCTTGCAGATTATGAAGATGTGGCTACTTTAAACAAATGGTTTATATCTAACTTTCCATCAGGAAGATCAGATATCTCAGTCATAAGCCATGATGCAGTCAATGGTTATATCTTGGTGCAATCGACATTGTGGCGAGATAGCAAAGATGATCAACCAGCTGTAAGCAACATTGCATTTGGCAGCAGAGAAACTTATATTCCTAACATGAAAAAGTTTTATGTTGAGGATACTGCAACAAGCGCATTAGGTAGAGCAATAATTCTACTTAAAGGATCTGACAAAACTGCAACCAAAGATGACATGAAAAAGGTTGATGTTGAGCCAAATCAATATGAGAAGAAACTAGCAGAACGCAGATACTCACCACCCGGAACTAAATCAGCAGCTGTGGAAGATGCTCTTCGAGCAAGTTTTGCAGTTGAGAATAAAGAAGCTGATCCTCAGCAATGGACAGTTAGCGAAGTTGTAGATCAAATTGCATCAGCAACACCTAACGAGCCACCTGCTTGCGATCATGGTCATATATTGAAACAAGGTATCTCTAAAGCAGGTAAGCCATATTATGGTTATGTATGCAAAGCAAAACAATGCGAACCTAAATGGGCAAAGATTACAGCTAATGGAAAATGGTATTTTGAAGGAGGTGAATAAATGGGTGAATTACAAATCATTGATGGCTCTGGTCTAACTGCGACTTTTACAGATAACGGAGTCAAGGTAGAACCATCAACAATCGTATGCGATAACTGCAACGATGACAGATTACTTCATGAGGGCGATCTGCTTCGATGCTATTCCTGCCACGCTATAAATCGAATTCCTTACAATGCCTAATTACGATTACATATGCGATAGGGAGGGGTCGAGTATTGTATTGGATCTTCCAATGCAGCACGAAATCCCTCATTGTCAACTATGTGGCAAACAATTAAGGCGTGTCTTTTCAGCAGTTCCGGCAATCTTTAAGGGTAAGGGATGGGCTGGTAAAAGTGGCTAAAGGTAGTGATGTTTCAGCTGGTGATGAGCACTTCACTCCTAAATGGTTATTTGATGCACTTGGAGTGGTGTTTGATTTAGATGTCAGCGCACCGCTTGATTTGCAAACTCATGTTCCGTCAAGGAATAAATACACAGTTGTAGATGATGGACTTATCCAGCCTTGGTTTGGAAATGTTTGGTGCAACCCACCTTATTCCCAACCGACACCTTGGGTTGAGAAATTTATTTATCACAGGTGTGGGATAGCCTTATTGCCTATGACCAGAGGTAAATGGTGGTTTAAGTTGTGGAATGAGGCAGATGCGATTATGCCTGTCGCCCATAACCTCAAGTTTGAATTGCCCGATGGCAAGACAAAGCCAATTACCTTTAATCCTGTTTTGTTCGCATTTGGGGCTTCAAATGTTGAGGCTTTACACAAATCTGAATTGTTCAAAGTCCGATGAAGTTTAGATGCAACTTTTGTTCAGCCAATTCAGAGTTTATATGGATGGATGGCTACAACGCAGCTGATGGCTTTAGGGTTTATCAATGCCTTAAATGTTGCGCTATTGGAACAAAGAATTTAGCAGAGGCAATTGACACTCAAGAGCCTGTAATCCGCTGCGAAAAATGTGGATCATGGCAATTTGTAGATCAGCAATGTCATACTTGTGAATTGATTGGGGCTAAATAATGGATGCTGGTTATGTCGAAACATGGTTGGAAACAGATGACCTACGAATAATGACTTGCCGTCTGACCTGCGGTTATGTCAATTGATTTGGAGTGATGTGATACCCTTAAACGCAAATTCGCTTTCAGAGCGAAAGGGCGATCTGCGAAGCAGAAAGATCGCAAGGTTTGGTTTGGTGATATCTCTGTCATTGGTAATGACAACAGCCTTTCTAAAGAATGATTCCGTAGCATTAGATAAAACAAATCATTACAGACAATGGGCTTTTATACAGCTTAATGATATTGATCAATTCTATTGTTTAGATGAGTTAAATTACAAAGAATCTAGATGGAATCCAAAAGCCAAGAATGGTAGTCATTATGGTATTCCTCAAGGTAGATCTAAATATTTAAGTAAAGTAGATGGATACAAACAGATTGATTGGCAATTAAAATACATTGAGAAGCGATACTCTAATCCATGTAATGCGCTTGCTCATCATAAGATTAAGGGATGGTATTGAGTAAATCA